TGATGATCTCATCGGGGAGCTTGTTGCCAAACTGGCGGTAGAGGCTTCTGGCGGTGTCATCAAAACGCCGGTAGACGCTGTCCACCATGCCCGTTTTATTTTCCGCGATGTAGGTGTGGCCCAGAAAATAAGACTTGAACACAGGCCCCATGCCCGGCTCCTGCGTCACATACATGCACCCCGTGCCAAAGGCCAACAGGTCCAGGTAAAACTCATGGGCGCTTTGGTGAAAGCCACTGCGGGGGGCATTGAAGATCCCGTTGCAGCGGCGGGTAGCGTCTTCCAGCCAGAGCTGTACCTGTCGGTTTTTCATTAAGTCGCGGTCTTCGGTTTCCAAGGCAAACCAGGGGACGGTAGAACTGGTCAGCGTGTTGTGCAACCCAGAGGCTGCGCGGACCAAGGCCCGGACGGCAGAGCTTTCGTAGATCCGGTCACGCCGCTGTTCACCCGGTGCGCGGTAGCGGTTGGTGAAGTCGGCACGCCTTGGGATCATCAGCTCGGCAATGTCTTGCCACATGTTTTCCCAGTTGCCGCGCTCTCCCTTCAGCGCTTCGTATTCCTGCACCAAAGTGCTGGCTAGTTCGCTCATACGGCATACCTGCGGCGGCTGGTTGTGTCTCCTGCACCGCCTAGAATGGTCTTTTCACGGCCATAGCGGTTGGTCAGCAGGCGGCGGATGCGGCGTAGGCGCTCCTCTTCGGACATCTGGGAACCCTTGCCTGTGGCGGTTTCCAGATCACTGAAGACTTGGTCATCGCCTAGATTCGGGGTGTTGGCATCTAGTTGCGCACCACCACCACCACCACCACTACTACCGCTGCCTGCAGAACCGTAAGGGCTTAACGCGGAAAGGGTGGCAGGGATGCCTTCTAGCGCCTTACCTGTTTCCAAAAGCGTTGTGCCCACAAGCTCATTGGCGTTGTCCAATAACTCGTTGAAGTCACGGGCGTAGTCGATCTTGGTCAAATCCATGACTGGCTTTGCTACAGAAAGCCCAATCTGTGCGGCAGTTTCAACGGTCTTGATCGGTACTTGGGCAGCCTGCTTGACTACCGTTTCTGCAACCTTCGGCACATCAATCTTGGCAATCTCTTCGACTGCTTTGACGGGTTGCTGAACTACCTGTGCCGCTGCCTGTGCTACCGGCTCTGCCGCCTTTACTACCGTCTCGGCTGCCTTGACGGGTGCTAGTATCGTTTCCTTCGCTACCGACTCCACCACCTTTGGTGCGTCAATCTTTGTGATCTGTTCTACTGCCTTGACAGGAACCTTGGCAACATCCACTACAGATTCAACCACAGGGGTGACTGCCTGGACTGCTGTCTGGGCTACCTGCTCTACGGGTTTGGCTACCTCTTCGACTGCCTTGACTACGGGTGCTGTTACTGACTTTACGGCTTGTTCTACCGGCTTAACTACTTGTTCTACTGCTTTGACTGCAGGTGCTGTTACTGTTTCTACAGCTTGTTGTGCTGTGTTCGTGATTGCTGAAGTATCTGGGATGTTGATCGGGCTTGTAATATTGATTTCTGGGACTTTGAACCCACCACCGATCCCACCATAACTTGGCATCTTAAATACCGGAGTAGCAACTGGCACACCTTTGCCACCAGAAGAGCTACTGGTATTGCCGGTTGCTTGATTAACAGCGCTGTCTGCTGCGCTTTGAACACCTTTGATCGCCTTGTCTGCTTCTTTTTGTGCCCCTTTAATGATGTCTCCTGCTGTTCCACCACACATATCAGACTCCTATAAAAAATTGTGAACCCACTTGCTGACCACCTTGTCGCTTCAAAAATTTGTGTACACGCTCAAAGTCCGCTTCGCTCTTGCGGAAGGTCCCATAGTAAAAAGGGACTTTGGCTTCCTTGGCAATGTGCTTCGATACTTTGTAGAGATCAAAAGCAGTACGGGTCTTGCGGTGTCTTGGATTGACGTAACAGTAGTATTCGTAAAGCGCTACGTCCTTCGTGTACCAGTGGCTTTCGACTCGGAGGCCCATGTGCCCCAACAGGTGGGTGCCGTCGGTGGCTTTCAGGACCACATGATTCTCAATACTGTCTGATAGAAAGGCCACACACTTGGCCTCATCCAGCTTGCCAAAGGGTGCCATCTCGGTGTACATGTTGCGCAGATCCGCCATCAGGGCATCCACATCGGCAAGGGTACACTTTTCAATCATCGAACCGAGCCTGCCCTCCTGGTGCCACGGGTCAGGATGGAAGTGCCACTGCGCTCACGGACCTGACGCTTCGGCGCTTCCCGGTCAATCTGTAGGGATCGTTGCAGCTCCGGCAACTCGCCTTCAATTTCCTGCAAGCGTGTAGAGGCTCCCGCCATTGTCGCCTGCAGCTCCTGAAGCTGTGGCTCATACTGCCGGTAGTTGGTCTGCAACTGGCTGTACTGAGCGCTCAAAGCGTTGTAACTGTCGAGGTTGGCCTGGGTCTTGTTCGCCTGAAAAGCGTCATAGGCGGCTTGTACGGTATCCTGAAAGGCCACCGCCTGGTCATAGGCGGTCTGGTAGTCCGGGTAGAGTTTCTGATACGCTTCCTGTGCGGAGCGTCCCGATTCCTGCAGTTGCTGAAACTCACGCTGACGCTGGCCTAGCGTGGCTCTGGGGTTGAAATCAATTGAGCGGGCCATAGCTTTCCGGGGTGGGGTGTTTGACCCAGAAGTCAAAGGGGTCGAAGGTGCCGTCTGAAAGACTGCCCACGGCTACAGAAGGTCTGGGCTGAAAACTGTTCGTGATGGCGTATCTGAGGCTTTGTGCGGCATACCTAGTGGCACTCATCAAGTCATCGACCTTGCGCACAATCTTGCCGTCCTTGCGATGGTACATCCGAAACTCCTGAAACCAAGTGTCGAGATGATTGAAGACCTTGAAGCGCCCCGTCTGCATCCGCGTCAGTAGCGCCATGATCCCCGGCTCCACCGCGATCCCGCCTTCCGGGTTCGTGAAGTGGCTTCCTAGAAAGCGAATCCCTGCCCGCCGGTACTGTGTTGCTAGCGCCTCTCCAGAACCCTTGTCGTGGATACTGCCGTCATGCGGCCAGGCTACCGGAATCCAGGGGCCTCTGTGCTTGATCGCTTCGGCGTGCTGCAACATCCCACTGCCCTTCTCCCGATAGGCGTCATACAAGTACACCGTGTCGGTGTCGCGGTCATGAGCCAGCCAGACACAGGCGGTGGGGTGGTCAAAGCCAAAGTCAATCCCCGCAATCCGCGCCCAATGTTCTGGGATCGGAAAGGCCGGGCAACTGATGTTGTCTTCCGGTACTGGGAACACTTGCCCTGAACCTAACATCGGGATGCCCTTGGAGCGCATTAGGCGTTCATGCGGAGGCAACGCTGCCAGGATCTCTTCGCGTACCTCCAGACTCAGGTGGGGCGCATCATCCCAGGTCGCCTGGATCAACGACTGACCCGCCTTGCGCTCGTTTAAAAACATGCCCACCACGCCGGTGACGCCATTCTCTGGCGTAAAGGTCAAGGCTACCGGACCACCAGACTTCAGCGTAGAACGCAGCGCCTGGCTATAAATCTCTTGGGGTGGCTCCTCATCCAGCCAGACATAGTCCACCGCTACCCCCATCCAGGCCGCTGGACCCGAATCATAACTCTTGAACTGCAAGCGGCTGTTGCGACCACTGACATGCTTGATCAGCGCAAAGCCAATCGCATTCGGTACGCCGGGGTTGCGCTCTGTCTTGATAATCAAGTCCCGTGGAATCGCACCGGTCCCAAACGCGTCAGGATCGCCTGACTCGCCCAACAGCTCCGCCTGCACGATGTCGCGTGTGGCGTAGTGGCTCTTGCCTGCACACCAAGCCTGAATCGGCCTCTCAAAGCGCACACCCTGCCACCAATCCGGGTAAATCCCCGTCAGGTGATAGGCTACTTCCATGGCACCGGAATAGGTCTTGCCCGTCTTGTTCCCCGCCATCAAACAGCGCTGCCGAGCCCGGTTGCCCTGATCGTCCAAGGCTTCATGGAAGCGCAACTGAAACGGGTAGGGCTCATAGAAGTCAAAGGCCCTGGTGCGCCGCGTCTCTTCGTACAGGTCCCGCAGCTTCAGAACCTCATCCACCTCTTCCAGCCATTGCTGCTGAACGTAGGCGTCCGCCTCTTCGTTTCTAGTCATGCCCAAAGCACTCCTTGCTGAAAAGGTGGCTCCTGTGCCCAATCGACAACTGGAGTCTGTTTGTTTAAGCGTTTGACCCAGCGCTGCTTGCGCCCAATCGGCTGGTCCCGCCTGCGTAACTTATCGCCACGGTGCGTCCACGCGCTAGGGTTACTGGATAACCCATCAAACTCCCAACCAGAGGCCCGCAAAGAAATGCCTGGCTCTTCCTGAAGGGTGTAGGTCTGAATGCGCATAAACCCCATCGCCTTGGCCGCTCTTGCCGCTGCAGCGTAAAGCATCGAACAGACGTTCTTAGTCCCATCTGTCACTAACCGTGTGACCTCGGCGACATGCTGCGGTGAACCCGCTAACCGCGCTACCGGCCTGCCTACAATCACAGCGCCATGTAAAGCCCCCTCTGCGTCAATAGCCCCTAATGAAAAACGATGACCGACTACCGGCTTGTGGTGCCGGTGCCAGCGCTCTACTAACTGATTCGCTTCCTTCAAAGTGATTGGGATCACTTGCAAAGTCATTTCTTTTTGGTGGGCCCGTACTTCTTGAGACAGCGCCCTGCCGCCTTACACTTGCCCGGTGACGGGCACTTCGCACAAACCTTGAACGGCTTCTTGGTCATTCCTGGCATCACTTCCCCTTTCGCTTGGTACGTTTGGCAGTTTTGGCACTTTCCCTAAAGGCTTTCGCTGTCGGTGCCCCCTTCGACCCCGGCTTGCGCATACGCTCCTTGGAGCCTGCTTTGATTCGCTTCCGCTTGGCGTGTATATTCGCGTACAAGCCCTTCTTTTTCTGCATCCAACAACTCCTTGTGGCGTTTGTCTGATACGGCCCAGCGCTGCTTCCTGTCCGCTAAGAGCGCATCCCGCAACGTCTCCTGAATGCTGTGGCGGTACCAGGCCGGGATACTCGCGCTTGGGGAAATCATCCCCTGGTTCGCCTGCAGCTCCCGCAATAGAAAATCAATCTCCAAAGGGCTCAAGTTCACAATCATCGCTCAAGCCCTCAAAAGGTTTGGAAGCGCAGCTTGGGCGAGACTCCGAAGATCCACCCTATCGCTTTGACTCATAGGCCCCTTCGCTCTGCGTGGAGTAGTGGCAACTACATGTTGTGGCGGACCCGATAGCTTGGGTATTCCCTCAGAAATTTTACCCGCCAAACCTAATCGCCGTGACGCTTCCAAAATCATCAACAGCCCCACATCTTGCGGGACCAGTAGTTCGCACTCGTTCTGTCCGTCTTGCCCTTGATGCCGCCAGAGCGCGCACAGTAGCTCTTCTTGCGACCAGGCTGATCCTTCTTGATCGACATCTTCGGATCACCAAACGCTACCCGCACCACGCGGCCAGCATCGTTCTTGACAAAGACCTCAAACTTCTTGCGCCCACCCGGTGTGCGCCTCGGCTTGTTCAGCGTTACTTTTTTGCCGCGATACTCTGCCATTCGCCATCTTCAATGTCCGGTTGCTGTTTCGTACCAGGCGCCTCTTCCAAGGGCTCCAGGTCCTTCGGCTGTAAGCCCAAAAGCCTCGCCCCAAACTCATCACCCAGGCGCTGTCGTACCTCCGCCTCAATCTCCTTCGGCGTCCGCTTGACCTCCGCCGTTACCTCCACCCGGTCGGTTGGCTTGAAGCCCGCTCTGTCCAGAATGTCCTTCGCCGCTTTGTAGCGAGCGTTCGGATCATCACAGTCCAACAGGCTCACTAACGTCGCCATCGCCTTGTGGACATTCTCATCCAGCTCAATGCGCGTCTGTAGCGCGATCTGATCGGCCCGACGCTTGCGCTCCGCATCGAACGTGTTGCGGCTCATGCCCAGCGCTGCGGCCTTCTCCGCTAACGTCCCAGGGCCCATCACACGGCGGACAAACTCTACGCTGTTGATGTCCTGACCGACTACGTCGATCATCGGCTTGGTCTGGGCGCTACTTGCGCTACGTCTCGGCATGTGCTTAACTCCTGTTACGCCATAAGCCAAACCGTACTTTCGCCGCGAAAGCAAGGCGTACCGTAAGGGGCGCCATGGGGCGGGGATGGTTACAGAGAGTAGCTCCGCAACTCGCGGATCGCAGCCAACTCCATCGGCAAGCCGTCAAAGTCTTCGGCAGCGCCTAGCCGTGAAGCCACCAGCGTCACTACCGACTCCGGTAGGTCGTACTCGTCCGATAAGGCCAAAAGGTAATCGGCGCGGGAGGCAAAGCCGTGTTCGGTGTAGGGATTCATTTTCGGCTCCGTTTGGGGGAGTGGATAGACCTACCAAGCATCGACGCCGCGTTTTGTGCCCCCGCACCCCTCGATTGGCCGCTAAGTAGGACTGGCTATATGTTCGATAATATACCTTAACGAACTCATGACAAGCACAATGCCACAGAAACACTGGGCAAGCGCTGATAATATTTCCCCAGCAAGCGAACATATGACCCATTTTCTGCTGTGTGGAAATCACCACAACCCCAGTATTTACCTACCTTGACAGGGCTTCCGCCCCAAAGCGCATTAAACGATGCCAGTCGCGCTAGTCTCATGAGGGCGTGGCGTGATGCCATGCAGTACACGCAAAAAGAACTGGCGGAGCTGTGCGGGTTTTCAGAAACGCACATTAGCCTGTTGGAGTGTTCGCACACAAAGATTTCAGACCGAACACTCAATCAGCTGGCAATGATGTTTGCGATTCATTCACTCCCACCCGACGCGCCAGTGTCGATCTTGCAGGATATGCTCACGCCACAGTCTGTGCTGGATCGTCGAGCGAAGGCGCAGGCACGACTAGCCAAGCGCCAAGCCAAGGGCACCAAGCGTAAGCGTCAGTCTTCAAAGTCTGGGCGCCAAGTGCCGCGACGCTCATCAGCAGGCCGCCAGCGACCTTCATGACGCACTTGATGCTCACGCCACGCCTCTTCGATGTCCCATTGCTCCGCTTCCTGCCTAGCTATCAAATCAGCGAGTAAACGATGCTTCTGTTTAGCTTGTTCGTATTGAGCCTCTGAGCGCTTTGCGTAGTCGCTGCCCTTGTATTCTTTCCCGTCCTTGTATTCAAAGTGAGGCTCCCAGCAAAAGGCTTCTGAGGTAGTCACCACGATGCCGCCGCGGTCATGCCACGTCTTGGTCAACTGGATGCTCCAGATGTGCTTATCTTCGCCGAAACAGTCCAAAAATCCCTTGGCAAGATTATCAACATCGGGGCGCACCAACGCGGGCTCACCGAACATCATTCGTTTTTTACGCTGACTCCACGACTTGGGCACTGGGAGTTGAAACCACAGTGAAAACTCGCTGGGCAGTGTAAACCCCATTGCCTGTGCTTGGTCGCGCACAGCGTCACGGTATTCAAAATACTTGACCACACACCTTCTACGCTTCCAGCGGTCGGCGTGCGTCATGCGGGGAGCGGCAACGGGAACAACGTCAAAGCGATAGGCGGGCATGGTTTTACCTTATTATATACGGTGAACGTATAAAAAGTGTTGACTGTTGTTTGTTCTATAATATACGGTGTTCGTATGTTCGCAATTAGGCGGGCATGCTTTTTAATCTCAAACAAGGACACAACATGCGAAGGAAACCTAGATTGCTGGTTGGCTGTGAATCATCGGGTACAGTGCGCGATGCGTTTGCACGTCTTGGCTGGGACGCTTGGTCGTGCGATCTGCTACCGGCAGACGGCCAGCACATTCAAACCGATGTAAGCGAAATACTGTTTGCAGACATGTGGGATCTGATGATCGCACATCCACCCTGCACTTATCTGACTGCCAGCGGGATGCACTGGACGACACGAGGGCTGCGTGATCCCAAGCTGACTGAGGATGCGCTCGACTTCGTGCGATTGTTGATGGATGCGCCGGTGCCATTCATTGCGATTGAAAATCCGGTAGGCCGGATCGGCACGGCTATCCGCAAGGCTGACCAGTACGTCCACCCCTACCTTTTCGGCCACGATGCCAGCAAATGCACTGGTCTTTGGCTCAGCAACCTTCCCAAGCTCAAACCAACCGGCTTTGTTCCAGCGGCACGACACGCTTGCTGCGGCAAGTGGCAGGAAGAGGGACCGTGCAGCGAGTGTGGTAAAAAAACCAAGCCACGCTGGGGCAACCAAACCCCAAGAGGGCAGGACGGCACACCACCATCGAAGGATCGGTGGCAGAAACGCAGCAAGACTCACCAAGGCATTGCCGACGCGATGGCAGAGCAATGGACACAACACATTGCAGAAACAACCAATTTTTTTGCCCACTGATACACGGTGAGCGTATACAACTTTAATCGGGAATTCACCATGAAAGAAACAGTCACACTCTCCACCTTCCGCGATGCCTTCCGCACCATGAACCGCAACGACCATTTCACTTGGGAAGGGCTAGCGATCTTGTTCGATGATCTGACGCAGTACGAAGAGGATTGCGGCGTAGAGTTAGAACTCGACGTCATAGCGATCTGCTGTGACTTCTACGAATACACGCTGGAAGAGGCAAACCGCGATTATTCTTGGGACTTTGAGACGCTTGACGAGTTAGCGGAGCATCTACACGACGAGACGCACGTCTGCGGCACCACTGACAAAACCGTTATTTTCCAATGCTTCTAACCAACCTAGCCCGCCGTTGTGCGGGCATCACCAACAAAGGCAACATGCAAAAAGAGATTGGCAATTTTATGGTTCAAACCTGTCCAACTGGCGAAACATACTTGGTCGAAAACTGGGTTGATCATGAACTATTTAGCGATCTGGCGCTGGCAGAAGAATGCGTTAACGAATTGGCGACTACTACGTTGTCTGGCAATTATGATCGCGTTCAAATTATTGATCTAGACTGTGATGTGCTTGAGCTTTGGAAACAGTAACCACCACCTAGCCCGCCAGTGTGCGGGCTCTTCCCCGTTTTTTGCAAACTGGGTGGCGTTGCGTCCTGGGTGGCGTTGCGTCCTGCACTTCTAACCTAAAAACTTATGACCGCTGAACAATTCCGCGACAGCCGCAAGGAGCTGGGCCTGAGTATGGCCGCTGCCTCTCGACGCTGTAAGATCCCCTACCGTACCTGGCAGGACTGGGAGTTGGGCAACAGCCCTGTCCCAGACCACGCTTTCTGCTTTCTGTTCTACCTGCGCCATACATCAGCCGAGTGACGTTGCGTCCTGAGTGGCGTTGCGTCTTGCCATCGCTACCAGCCTGGGGAGGTACTTGCGCCCCAGCTCGGTGACCTTTTCCTTGTCGAGCTTCTGCGCCTGTGGCGACAGGGCGGGTGGCTGGGTGCGCAAAACTCT